AATTCAATATAAATAATAGAACTAAACACGATGCTTCTATAAGTTCTGGTTTGGCTTTAATGGCTTGTAATAAAAATAGATATATACCAAAAGCGCAGATGCAGAGAGTAGCTGTTGACTTAGGTATAAAAAAATACGACAACAAAGGCGGTATGTCTAAAATAATAAGATAAATGAATATACAGACTAATACTAATAGCTCGTTTCCTAGTCAAATAGTAAGCGATGAAGAAAAAGCCAGCTTAGACTACGGTATACAAGTTGCTAGAGCCATAGAGAATGAATGGTTCCAGGAAGGTAGATCTGGTAATAGATATGTACAGAGCTATAGTAATTTTCATCAATTAAGACAATACGCTAGAGGAGAGCAAAGTGTTCAAAAATATAAAGATGAATTATCTATAAACGGTGATCTGTCTTATCTTAATTTAGACTGGAAGCCAGTGGCTGTTATTTCTAAGTTTGTAGATATAGTTGTAAATGGTATGTCTAACAAGTCATACGATATAAGTACGTTTGCTCAAGATCCTTTTTCTGTTAAACAAAGAACTGACTACGCTGCCGCTGTTGAAAGAGATATGAACGCTAGAGAAGCTCTTGTAAATATACAGGAAAATATAGGTATGGATTTTTCAATTACAGGTGATTTAGAAGCTTTACCTGAAAGCAGAGAAGAATTAGATGTTCATATGCAGATGACATATAAGCAAAATGTAGAGGTTGCAGAAGAGGAAGTTATAAGCAATGTACTAGCTGCTAATAAATACGATCAAATTAAAAAAAGAATAGCTTATGACCTAGCTGTTGTAGGTATAGGTTCTTCAAAAACTAGATTTGATAAATCTGAAGGAATTAAAGTAGAGTATGTAGATCCAGCTTATATGGTTTATTCATATACTGAAGATCCAAATTTTGAAGACATATACTATGTTGGTGAGATAAAAGCTATAACAATACCAGAATTAAAAAAGCAATTTCCAAATATACCAGACGATGAATTACAGAGAATTCAAAATATGCCTGGTAACTCTCAATACGTAACTGGTTGGGGAAATTACGATGAAAACACTGTTCAAGTAATGTATTTTGAATACAAAACTTACATGGATCAAGTTTTTAAAATTAAGAAAACAGAACAAGGTTTAGAAAAAACATTAGAAAAGCCAGATACATTCAACCCACCTGAGAATGATAACTTCGAAAGAGTATCAAGAACAATAGAAGTTTTGTACACTGGAGCTAAAGTACTAGGTAACAATTACATGTTAGACTGGAAAATGGCTGAGAATATGACTAGACCAGCAGCTGATACAACTAAGGTAGAAATGAACTACTGTATATCTGCTCCTAGAATGTACAAGGGACGTATAGAGTCTATCGTAAGTAGAATAACTGGTTTTGCTGATATGATCCAACTAACGCATCTTAAGTTGCAACAGGTTATGTCTAGAATAGTACCAGACGGTGTATTCTTAGATATGGATGGTTTAGCTGAAGTTGATCTAGGTAATGGAACAAATTATAATCCAGCAGAAGCATTAAACATGTATTTCCAAACTGGTTCTATAGTTGGTAGATCACTTACTCAAGACGGTGAACTTAATAGAGGTAAAGTACCTATTCAAGAGTTATCATCTTCAAGTGGTCAAGCTAAAATACAGAGTTTAATTGGTACATACCAATATTATTTACAAATGATACGTGATGTAACCGGTTTAAACGAAGCAAGAGATGGAAGTGCTCCAGATAAAGATGCTTTACTAGGTTTACAGAAAATGGCAGCAAACGCCTCAAACATAGCTACTAAGCATTTACTTGAGTCTTTGTTGTATTTAACAATTAGAACATGTGAAAATATTAGCTTAAAGGTTGCTGATGTTATTCAAAATCCTTTAACTGAAAATGCTTTAACTAATTCTATAAGTACTTTTAATGTTAAGACACTGGAAGAGTTGATGAATCTTCAAATTCACGACTTTGGTATTTACATACAACTAGAACCTGAAGACGAAGAAAAAGCTTTGCTAGAGCAAAACATACAAATGGCTTTACAAACAGGGGCTATTCAATTGTCTGATGCTATTGATATTAGAGAAATTAAAAACACTAAGTTAGCTAATCAGTTTATAAAACTAAGACAAACTCAAAAAATAAAAAGAGAACAAGAGCAACAACAGCAAAACATACAAGCACAAGCACAAGCTAATGCTGAATCTGCAGAAAAAGCTGCTATGTTTGAAGTTCAAAAACAACAAGCACTAACTGCTGAAAAAGTTAGCATTGAGCAAGCCAAGTCTCAATTTGAAATGGAACGTATGCAAGCAGAAGCTCAAATAAAAAGAGAGTTAATGGCTGAAGAGTTTAGTTATCAAATACAGTTAGCACAAGCAACAGCTCAGACTCAGAACACTAAAGAAAAAGAAATAGAAGATAGAAAAGATAAGCGTGTAAGAATACAAGGTACACAACAATCAGAACTGATAAATCAAAGACAAAATGATTTATTACCTACAGATTTTGAATCTGCTGGGAATGACAATCTAGGTGGTTTTGGATTAGAGCAATTTGATCCTAGGTAAGATTACAAACAATTATTTAATTATATTATATTATGTCAGAAACAAAAACAAATGAACCTGTTAAACAGGAGGGTGAATTTAGTCTTAAAGGTAAGTCTAAGAAGCCTAAGCAATTAGGGGACAAAAATCAAGAAATAACTAAAGTTAATTTAAAAGAACCTTTAGTTGATCTACCCGCGGATGTAACTAAAGTAGTTATTCCAAAAGAAGAACTAAAAAAAGAAGACGATGCCATTCAAGACAAAAGCTCAGAGAGCGGCGTGTTACGCACAGAAGAATCCAAACTGGGATTGCAAGAAGTGGGACAAGGAGACGAAGGGTCCGCTAAAGATGATAAAGAGGAATTCACGCAGCTGCAAGAAATAACAGACGAAGAAGTAAAGCAAACTGTTAAAGAAGTAAAAAAAGCTGTAAGAGATGAAAAAGTACTAGGTAAACCATTACCTGAAAACATCGAAAAGCTAGTTTCTTTTATGGAAGATACCGGTGGAACTGTTGAAGACTATGTTAGATTAAATGCTGACTATTCAACAATAGGTGAAAACGCTTTAATTAAAGAGTATTACAGAAAAACAAAACCTTATCTAGAATCTGAAGACATAGATCTTATGTTAGAAGACTACGACTATGATGAAGATTTAGACGAGGATAGAGATATACGCAAGAAGAAAATTGCATTTAAAGAAGAAGTTGCAAAAGCTAAAAGCTTTTTAGAGGAAACTAAGAGTAAATACTACGACGAAATCAAGTTGAGACCCGGCGTAACTCAAGACCAACAAAAAGCTATGGATTTTTTCAACCGTTACAACGAAGATCAAGAGACAGCTATTAAACAACACGAGGATTTTAAATCTAAAACTAACAGTTATTTCAATGATGAATTCAAAGGTTTTGAGTTCGACGTCAGTGGAAAAAAGTTTAGATATGGAGTTGCAGATCCAAGTAAGCTAGCAGAAGACCAATCAAATATCAACAACTTTGTAGGGAAGTTCCTAAACAAAGAAGGTGAAGTAACAGATGCGAAAGGTTATCACAAGGCACTATTTATGGCTTCAAATGCTGACACGATTATTAACCATTTCTACGAGCAAGGGAAATCAGATGCTACAAAAGATATTGTAGGTAAGTCTAAAAACCCAAGTACGCAGGCTAGACAAACAGCTCAAACTGGTTTTGTTAATGGATTAAAAGTTAAGTCAATAAGCTCCCTTGATTCTTCAAAATTAAGAATAAAAACAAAAAAATTTAACTAAAAAACAATTATTATGAGTTTAACTCCTCAATTTGGGTCATTAATCCCATCTCAAACACAGCAACTATTGGCTACAAACTACCTGCAATTTAATGCAGCTGGTGCCGGAGGTGCTACTTTTGCACAACAGTATTTACCTGAAATCTACGAACAAGAAGTAGAGCGTTATGGAAACAGAACTTTATCTGGATTTTTACGTATGGTTGGAGCTGAAATGCCAATGACTTCTGATCAAGTAATTTGGTCTGAACAAAATAGATTACACATTTCATATCAAGGTTTTGCTATTGCAGTAGACGGTGGTGGTGTAAATGTTATTACTTTACCTAACACTGTTTTAAACGTTGTATCTATAAACGATACCGTTGTGTTATTAAATCCTGTAACAGGAGCTGAACAAAAATGTTTAGTAACAGCTAGTACAACTGTAGCTGCAACTGGTGGTGCCAATGGTGGTACTATTACCGTAGCCCCATTTGTTGGAGGTGCTGGATTAGTAGCTGCTGGATTTATGGCTGGAGCTATTGCCGCAGGAACTACTGTTAAACTTTTCGTTTACGGTTCTGCTTATACAAAAGGTTCTAATTTAAATGGCGTAGCTGCAGGAACTGGAGCACAAGCTGCTAACACTAGAGTAAGTGTTGATCCTCAATTAACTCAATATTCTAATTCACCAGTTATTATCAGAAGCCAATATGTGGTATCTGGATCTGACATGGCACAAATTGGATGGGTTGAAGTTGCAACTGAAGATGGAACATCTGGATACCTATGGTATTTAAAAGCTGAATCTGAAACAAGATTACGTTTTGAAGACTACTTAGAAATGAGTATGGTAGAAGGTGAGTACAATCAAGGTGCTACAGGTACAACTGTTGGTGCTCTTCCTGGAACACAAGGTTTATTTTCAGCTATTCAAAGTCGTGGAAATGTAGAAGTAGGATTTACTGCTGCTGCTGGACTTGACGAATTTGATGCTATCTTGAAGAATTTAGATACTCAAGGAGCTATTGAAGAAAACATGTTATTCTTACAAAGACAAACTTCTTTAGATTTTGACGATATGTTAGCTTCTATTTCTGGTGGATTCGCTGGAGGTACTGCTTTCGGATTGTTCGAAAATTCTGAGGAAATGGCTCTTAATTTAGGTTTCTCTGGTTTCAGACGTGGATCTTACGATTTCTACAAAACTGACTGGAAATACTTAAATGACGCTTCTACTCGTGGAGGTATCGTAGGTATCAATTCTATCGAAGGTGTATTAGTACCTGCTGGAACTTCAACAGTTTACGATCAAATTTTAGGAACTAACATCAGAAGACCTTTCTTACACGTAAGATATAGAGCTTCTCAATCTGATGATAGAAGAATGAAATCTTGGTTAACTGGTTCTGCTGGTGGTGCTCAAACGTCTACTTTAGATGCTATGGAAGTAAACTTCCTATCTGAAAGATGTTTAGTAACTCAAGCTGCTAACAACTTTGTATTATTCAAAGGAATCTAAGGATTCAAAATTAATGTAATTTTTACCCTCGTTAAAACAACGGGGGTAATTATTACTTTTATATGACATTAGCCCCTTACTATATATAACTAACAAGCTATTGTCACACTTTACAAACTATTAAATTATATTATATTATGGCTGCAAAAAAAGCACCAGCAAAGACAGTTGAGGTTGCTCCTCAGCAAGAAGTAGTAGCACAAGTAGCTGCACAACCAAAAAAACCAACAGTACCAAGTTGGGAAATAAAAGATAGAGTATATTTTTTAAAAGGAGGAAATTCTCCTTTAACTCTGACAATACCAGGTAAACATACAAGGAAACATTCCTTATTGTATTTTGATGAAAAATCTGGGAAACAAAGAGAAATAAGATATGCTACAAACCAAGACTCACCACTAGTTGATGAGCAAAAAGGAGAATGTACCTTAGGTCATATAAGATTCCAAAATGGAGATCTTAGAGTTCCTAAACAAATGCAAAACCTACAGAAACTTCTTTCAATATTTCACCCATTAAAAGGTAGGATATATGAAGAATTTAGCGCGGTTGAAGAAGCTGAAGACGAATTAGATGTATTAGATCTTCAGATAGACGCTTTAAACGCTGCTCGTAATATGGATATTGATCAAGCAGAAGCTATATTAAGAGTTGAATTAGGTTCTAAAGTTGGAACAATGAGTTCTAAGGAATTAAAAAGAGATTTGTTATTGTTTGCTAAAAAGAATCCAGCATTATTTATGGATTTAGCTAATGATGAAAATGTACAACTAAGAAACGTAGCTATTAGAGCTGCTGAAGTTGGTATTATAAAACTATCTCAAGATCAAAGAACATTTACCTGGGGATCAAACGGAAGAAAACTAATGACAGTACCTTTCGATGAAAATCCTTATTCTGCAATGGCTGCTTACTTTAAAACCGATGAAGGTGTAGAGGTTTTCAGATCTGTAGAGAAAAACTTGAATTAACATGTAATAATTAATATATACCGGCTACACTCTGTGGTCGGTTATATTATAACAAAAAAACAAAATAATGGCTATAAACGTAGATTTAGTTTATAAAACTGTCTTATTAATACTCAACCAACAACAAAGAGGGTATATAACTCCAGACGAGTTTAATAAAGTAGGTAATCAAGTACAGCAAGGTATATTTGAAAAATATA